TCAGATCAAGAACCTCATGTGATCCATCGGATTCACAATCTGTTACAAGAGACCCGAAAGGGTCTCTTTTTTTGTCTCTAAATAAAATATAGTGAATTAGTATTATGAAACGTCATTTGGTTACTTTTGGTTGTAGTTGGGCGTATGGTGAAGGATCTGGTTATACTGAAGGTATGACTCAAGAAGAATATGAAGATATTCAACACGATTCGTTAATTTGTTGGGAGAATGGTTGGAGAAAACCAGTTGTAGATCATTTTAAATTCTCACATACAAACTTAGCAGAATATGGAAGCAGTAATGATAGGCAATTTAGATTAGCAAAAAAATATTTTAGCTCTAGACAATTTTCAAGATTACTATCTAGTGGAACTAAAATTGTTGTTCTATGGGGAACAACAGCAGTTAATAGATATGATTTCTTTTTAAATTCTAGCAGGAAGCACGAGAAACTTCTTCTCAATAATATTGAGCATGATTTACTCCGATTTGGAACCGACGCAGACTTATTTGCATATGCACTAAACAAGTATACTTATAATGAGGACATTCGTGTACGAGAATTGGAACTAGAAATAACTCATTGGAATCAATTTTTTAAGTTATTCAATATAAAAAATTTTTGGTACGATACTCTAGGGTCTTATGATTATAAGATAAAACCATCTAACTTCTTTGATATTGAAAAGGAAGATAGATCTTTAGTTACTGTTGTTGCTGAAGCACATAAGAAAGAATCAAATTATTATAAAGTAAAAAATGCTTTTAGAGAAAAAGCATCTCAAATATTTGATGATAAAGATGATTTTACATACGCTATCGATAATGAAGTGTTAAATAGATACAGTTATCATCCAAAACCAAAATATTATAAAAAAATCTCTGAATATTTTATAGAAAAATTAGAAAAGGAACTTTAAACAATGGCAGTAGGAAACGCCTTTACAAATCAAGTCCAAAACAGGAACTTCCTATCTTCTGTTGGATTTAGATTCACTTTAAATAGAGCAAGAAAAGTATCATTTTTTGCGAATCAAGCAAACCTTCCAGGTATGAACTTGGGTGTTACTGAACAACCATCATATCTGAAGAATATTGATATCCCTGGAGATAAAATTGCATTCAATGATTTTACTCTACGCTTCCTTGTAGATGAAAATCTTGAGAACTACATGCAAATTCATAAGTGGATGCGAGGATTAGGTTATCCAGACTCACTTAATGATATATTTGATCTGCAGGTTGAAGGTGACAATACTATCGGTTATGATAGTCAATCAATGAACATTTATTCTGATGGAACTCTGCAAGTTGTAAACAGTAGCAACAGAGTTCAATTTGAAGTTGTATTTGAAGATATGTTCCCATACGACTTGTCAGATCTGCAGTTTGATGCTACCAGTCAAGAAACTGAATACTTTACTGCAGAGGTATCTTTCAAGTATACTATTTACAATATATTAACGCCAACTGGTGATGCCCTATGATATTTGATCTTGAAGAAATCCAGAAGATGTGGGAAAAAGATACTCACATCGATATGGATAATTTACATGATGAGTCAATAAAGGTTCCAGCACTACACGCTAAATACTTTGAGATGTACAACACAGTTGTGCTTCTCAAGAAAAAAGCGGAGCAAACACGCAAAAACGTCAGACACGAGCGATACGAATATTTTACTGGTAAATCTGATCCAGAAGTTTACCAAGAAAATCCATTTCCTAAAAAAATTAGAGATAAAGATACTCTCCAAAAATATCTCGATTCTGATGATAAATTATCACAGATAAGTTTGAAGGTTGAATATTATGAAACCATTTTGAACTATCTGGAAAGTATTCTAAAAATGATACAGAATAGAACGTATCAAATTAAGAATGCCATAGATTTCTTAAAATTCCAGGCAGGATATGGATAAGCGTTATGATGTCATTATTCAAAAATCAAATGAGGTATATTTAAAAATACAATGTGAACCTCACATTCAATATGAGTTGAGGGACGCATTCACATTTGAAGTACCCAATGCCAAGTTTATGCCTCAGTATAGAGGTAAGAATTGGAATGGAGAAATTCACTTATTTGATTTAAGAACTAAGCAAATATATGTTGGTCTTTTAGATAAGATCATTCAATTTTGTGAGACGTATGGTTATACCTATACGTTTGAAGATAATAAGTATTATGGTATGCCCTTTGAAGTTAACGAGGGAATATCAAGAGAAGGCGTTCGTGATTACATGAAGTCTATCACATCGTTTAGTCCCAGAGATTATCAAATCGACGGAGTATACGATGCTCTAAGACATAACAGAAAATTATTGATATCACCGACTGCCTCAGGAAAATCATTGATGATTTATTCAGTAGTAAGGTATTACTCAGATAAACAGCAAAAAATACTTTTAATTGTTCCGACGACATCTCTAGTAGAGCAGATGTATAAGGACTTCCAGGACTACGGTTGGGATGCTGAGAATCATTGTCATAAGATTTATTCTGGTCGTGAGAAGACAAGTGACGCTCCTGTGGTAATTACTACATGGCAATCTATCTACAAACTAGACAGATCATTTTTTGAAGATTTTGATGTGGTGATTGGTGACGAGGCGCACCAATTTAAAAGCAAGTCTTTAATATCTATAATGACAAAACTTCACCATGCAAAATATAGGTTTGGATTTACTGGAACTCTTGATGGGACACAAACTCATAAGTGGGTTTTAGAAGGACTCTTTGGAGCATCTTACAAAATTGTAAAAACTGCAGAGTTGATGGCAAAGGGTCATCTATCTAAACTTGATATTACATGTCTTGTATTAAAACACAACCCTCAGATTTTTGCAACTTATGAGGATGAGGTTCAATATATAATTACTCATAATCAGAGAAATAAATTCATTAAAAATTTAGCATTAGATTTAAAAGGAAATACCTTGATTCTATTCTCAAGAGTAGAAGCACATGGTAAACCCTTATTTGAACTGATAGAGCAGTCAGTAAAAAACAATAGGAAAGTATTCTTTGTTCATGGTGGTATAAACACTGAGGAGAGAGAAGCAGTTAGGTCTATTGTTGATACAGAATCTGATGCGATTATCGTTGCTTCATATGGCGTTTTTTCTACAGGAATAAATATAAGAAACTTACACAACGTAGTTTTTGCTTCACCAAGCAAGTCAAGAATTCGTAATTTACAATCTATTGGAAGAGTCTTAAGAAAGGGTAAGAACAAGACTAAAGCAATGCTTTATGATATCTCTGATGATTGTACAAACAAACAACGTAGAAATTACACTTTAAATCACTTCATAGAAAGAATTAAAATTTATAATGAAGAGAATTTTAACTATGACATTATAAATGTAAACCTAAAGACATAGAGGATATGGAAGAAGACTTTTACGCAACTATTAAATTAAAATCAGGAGAAGAGATCTTCACCAAAGTATCTCCATGTAATGAAGGTGATAAGACATTATTATTATTGTCTAATCCTATTACATTCTCTGAAATAAAACTAAGAGGTGGTACTCAACAAGGATATAAGTTAGAACCTTGGTTAAAGACTACAAAAGATGACATGTTCATTATCGATATGACTGATGTCATGACTATGAGTGAGTCTAAAGATATTGAAATGATTATGATGTATCAGTCTTGGTTAAGAGAATCTAAGGACTTTAATGAATCTGAGAGTCCTAATGGATACAGAACTAAGATCAATAGAGAGATGGGTAGACTTGGTAATGTTCTAGATACCAAAGAGATCTTAGAGAGACTCTTTAAAGAGAGCTAAGCTATCCCGATGAACCTCCACAAAGGTTATTGTACATAGATCCAGAGGTCTTGTCAAGTTTAGTCGTTTGGTATAACTGTGTTATAATACATATATTATAGAAATTGATACCATGCCACCTATTGAACCCATGACTAAAAGAAAAAGATCTGTACACTATGTAAATAACAAAGAGTTTCTTGCTGCTCTTATAAAGTACAGAGAAGATGTAGAATTAGCAGAGAAAAGAGGAGAACCAAAACCACAGATTACAAATTATCTTGGAGAGTGTTTTTTAAAGATTGCAACTCACTTATCGTTTAAACCAAACTTTGTGAATTACATCTTTAAAGATGATATGATCTCTGATGGTATTGAGAACTGTGTTCAATATATTCATAACTTCAATCCTGAGAAATCTCAGAATCCATTTGCTTACTTCACTCAGATTATCCATTATGCATTTCTGAGACGCATTCAAAAAGAGAAGAAGCAACTTGAGATTAAGAATAAGATCTTAGAAAAAACTGGGTATGATGAAGTCTTTTTTGATGATAATCTGATTGACGGACAAAACTATTCAGACTATAATCAAATTAAGGATAGTATTCATTCTAAGTCTAGGTACTGATGAAAGTTGCAATAATTACTGATCAACATTTTGGTGCTCGTAAAAACTCTAAACTATTCCACGACTACTTTTTAAAATTCTATAATGATATCTTCTTCCCAACTTTAGAGAAGGAGAATATTAAAGTTGTTGTGGATATGGGTGATACGTTTGATAGTAGGAAGGGTATCGATTTCTCCGCTCTGGCATGGGCAAAGGATAACTACTATGATCGTCTCGCTAAAATGGGTGTTACAGTCCATACGATTGTCGGTAATCATACTGCATATTATAAGAATACTAATGAAGTAAACGCAGTTGACCTGTTGCTGCGTGAGTATAAAAATGTTATAATTTATTCAGAACCAACTGAAGTAAAGTTGGGAAATCTTCCTGTATTATTTGTACCTTGGATCAATGAAGAGAACTCTGAGAATACTTTCAAATCTATTAAAGATTTCCGTGGCGTACACGCGATGGGGCACCTTGAACTCAACGGATATCCAGCTCATCGTGGACACATCATGGAAGCGGGTCATGATGGCAAACTATTTGCGTCATACTCCCGCGTCTTCTCTGGTCACTACCACACTAGATCGACCGATGGACGGATCTTCTACCTAGGCAATCCTTACGAGATCTACTCTAATGATATGGGGGACGATAGAGGATTCCATATTTTTGATACTGAGAATGACGATCTCCAAGTGTTTAATAACCCGTACAATATGTACGAAGTTATCTACTACGAAGACACTCCACACCAGACATTTGATTCTAGAACCTATCAAGGTAAAATTGTTAAATTGATTGTTCGTAAAAAAAGCAATCCAAAACAATATGATAAGTTTGTAAATAAATTGCTTGAGTCTGATATTGCAGAACTCAATATCGTTGAACTTGACGTTGGTGAGACTATCGATCTCGATAAGTATGATCCTGAGTCAGAAGACACCATATCTATTTTGAATCGATATGTCGAAGAATCTGAGCAGTCAATAAATAAATCAGAAATCAGTAAACTCATTCATGAAGTTTACAGAGAAGCATGTGAGTTAGTCTAGAATGTTTATACTTACTTTGTCTGGTGGAGAACAAGAAGGTGCATACTCTGTAACAGATCCTCAGGGTAATCAAATATTGTATCTTTTTGAAGAGCAAGATGATGCGGATAGATTCTGTATGATGCTAGAAGAAAAAGATACTTATCCAGACTTAGAAATTGTAGAAGTCGATGATGATTTGATGGTCAAAACATGCGAACTTCATGAGTATCAATACACCATCATCACAAAAAATGACCTTGTAATACCACCTGAAGAAGATTAATGATTCTCTTTGAAAAACTTCGTTATAAAAACTTTTTAAGTTCTGGTAATCAGTTCATTGAAATCAGTTTTGTAGATTCATCAACTACACTTGTAATTGGTAATAATGGTGCTGGTAAAAGCACTATGTTAGACGCATTAACATTTTCCCTGTTTGGTAAGTCTTATCGGGGAGTAAATAAACCTCAGTTGATCAATTCGGTCAATGAAAAAGATTGTGTAGTTGAAATTGAGTTTACCACTGGTGGTACTGCTTGGAAAGTTGTTCGTGGTATTAAACCTTCAATTTTTAAAATTTATAAAGATGGTGAACTGTTAGATAGTGACGCTGCTGCTAAGGATCAACAAATTTGGTTTGAGAATGTAGTTCTTAAAATGAACTATAAGTCTTTTACGCAGATCGTTATTCTGGGAAGCAGCAACTTTGTTCCCTTTATGCAACTGTCTGCACAAAACCGTAGAGATGTTATTGAAGATCTACTTGATATTAAGATCTTCTCATCTATGAATCAGGTGTTGAAGAACAGAGTCAAATCAATTAGAGATGAAGTTAGAACTTTAGAACTGAAGAAAGAGTCTCTGGAAGAAAAAGTTCATATGCAACGAGACTTCATCGAAGAAGTTGAACGACTTGCTGATACTGATATCACTATAAAGAAGAATCAGATTAAAGATTTGACTAAAACTCAAGAAGATCTTTTGAAGGGTGCTCTTGAGAATGAGAATCAATTGCTGGATAAGCAAAAAGAACTTGAAAAATATAGTGGCGCAACAAAAAAACTACGCAAACTTGGTAATTTAAAAGGTAAGATTTCACAAAAAGTGTCTGTAATTACAGAAGAGCATAAGTTCTTTAATGAGAATACGGTTTGCCCTACATGTAGTCAAGACATTGAAGAGACCTTTAGAATAAATAGAATTAGCGATGCTCAAAATAAAGCAAAGGAGTTGCGTTCTGGTTTTATTCAACTAGAAGAGGCAATTAAAGAGGAAGAAGAGCGAGAGCATCAATTCTCTATAGTTTCTAAAGAGGTTACGAACCTTACACATGAGATTTCTCAAATCAATACTAAGATCTCTGGATACCAAAGACAAGTCCGAGGTCTTGAACAAGAAATTCAAACTGTTACCGATAGACTTGCAAAGAGAAATTCTGAACATGAGAAACTAGCAGAGTTACAGGATAAACTTGGCACTGCTGTAATAGAAGCGGACACTAAAAAGGATGAGTTGATCAATTGTGCGTTTGTATCTGATCTACTCAAAGACGGTGGTGTCAAGACTCAAATAATTAAAAAGTATTTGCCTCTTATCAACCAGGAAGCAAATAGATATCTTCAAATGATGGAGTTCTATATTAACTTCCGTCTCGATGAGGAGTTTAGTGAATCTATTGAATCACCTATTCATGAAGATTTTACTTACTCGTCTTTTAGTGAAGGTGAGAAGATGCGTATCGACCTCGCCTTACTCTTTACTTGGAGAGAGGTTGCTAAAATAAAAAACTCTCTTAATTGCAACCTTCTCATTTTTGACGAAACATTCGATTCGTCACTGGATGGTTTTGGCACAGACGAGTTTATGCGAATTATTAGGTTTGTCATAAAAGATGCAAATGTATTTGTTATCTCTCATAAAGAGGGGATGCGTGACAAATTCTTGAATGTGCTAAAATTTGAAAAAGTCAAAGGATTTAGTAGGATGGTATCATGAATTGTTTAGTAACTGGTGGGTGTGGATTCATTGGATCCAATTTGGTTGATGCATTGATTGGTGCTGGTCATACTGTGACTGTCATTGATAATGAGTATTCTGATGCCCATGATCAGTTTTATTACAATGAAAAGGCACATTATGTAAAGCAAGATATTTGCAATTATGAACTGACTAGAATTTATTATTGTGGTGTTGATTGGGTATTCCACCTTGCAGCAGAGGCAAGAATTCAACCAGCAATTAAGAATCCACTCAACGCTGTTAAAATTAATACTCTTGGTACAGCAACTGTTCTTCAGTGTGCTAGAGAAGCAAATGTCAGTAGAGTGATTTATTCATCCACGTCTTCTGCATATGGATTTAATTCTCCACCAAATACTGAGACACAAGGAGATGACTGCCTGAATCCATACTCAGTATCTAAGGTTGCTGGTGAGAAGTTGTGTGCGATGTACACTGATCTGTTTAATCTTAATACGATTATCTTCAGATACTTTAATGTTTATGGTGAACGCCAACCGCTTAAAGGTCAATACGCTCCTGTGATTGGAATCTTCCTTCGTCAACTTGCAAACGGTGAAGAGTTGACTGTAGTTGGTGATGGTGAGCAGCGTAGAGACTTCACTCATGTCTCTGATGTTGTCCAGGCAAACATTCTTGCCGCAACCAAAGATCTATCCGAAGATGCTTTTGGGCAAGTTTACAATGTTGGTAATGGGGAGAATTATTCTGTTAATGAGATTGCAGCGATGATCTCTCCCAGGAAGCGATTCATTGATGCTCGCCCAGGAGAGGCAAGAGTCACTCTTGCAGACAACTCTAGACTTAAAGAGACCCTTGGTTGGGAACCAACGGTAGACCTTAGAGAGTGGGTTGCCAACGCGGTGGACAGTGTAAAAACTGGTTCTTGATCATCCATATAGGGATTCCTCTTTGTATACTGTGTTCAGTTCAAACGAATCCCGATGACTATCAACCACGAAGTCAAAGGACAACTTGC